CCTTTGCCCAATATAGCATGTTCGAATGTCAGTATATTGGGCTATGGGTGTATAGTTAATGAGATTGGGCTATGGGTGTATACAGGTGCTGGCTATGGGTGTACAATTGTGCACACGGTCAGGCGGGGTATGGGTGTATAGGCTTGGCTGGCTATTCTTATCGTAGGGTTAGGGGTGTATATATGAGCGACGAACTGATGACAGGTGATGAAATGCAACCAGACCAGGAACGCGCCAGCTTTGGCAATTACGGCGGGGCCACTCGGCAGAAAGTCGAGCTGCAGCCCCTGATCGACAAGATGTTGCACGACGTCGAGCTGATCGATTCAGACCCGCACATGTCGCGCAGTGAGAAGACCAAACGCATAACGCGGGTCGCTGAGAGCCTGAAAAAACGCCTGTATGAGGACAAGCGCCGCAAGGACGAGGACAAGCTGCAGCCTTCGAGCTATCGCCGGTATCTGACGCTTGTTCGCAAGGCCGTCACCGCTAAAAACTGGCGGCATCATGCGATTGAAGAGTCGGCGCGCCGCCTGGCAAAGCGTCACCCGCGTTACGCCGAGCAGCTGAATGCTCTGGCTGAACTGACCGATATCACTGAGCTGCGCCTCGCGCACCGTGACCTGCTGGCGCAGGTTCGCCAGGATCGCGACCACGAAGCCTTCGAAGCCATCCAGGATATGAAGCTCGACCACGAAGTGATGCGGCACCTGGTACTGCCTAAGGCCATCAAGGAGGAGCTCGCGACCCAAGCCACCGCCACGCTCGAGGAGCGCGCGACGAATACCGTCGAGATCAATTACTACCAGTACATTGAGGCGGCGCACCGGCTACTGACCGACGCCGAGATCGGAACCAACGGCGAGGCCGTGCAGCGGTTCTCGTCGCTCGCGCTGGGTCTGGCGATGGTAACCGGCCGTCGTGAGGTTGAGGTTTTGAAGCTCGGCCGCTTCAAAAAGGTAGGTGAGTACGAGCTCGAATTCAGCGGCCAGGCCAAGCGCCGTGGCGGCGTCGACTATGGCGCGAGCTATCGGATCTACAGCCTGATTCAGGCCGACCAGGTGCTCGAGGCGCTCGATCGACTACGGGCCTTGCCTGAGGTGCTCGAGCTGCAGCACCTGGACAACATCGAGATCAATCGCCGCGTCGCGAAAACCTTAAACACCGTGGCAAAGCGGGTGCTTGGCAGCGAGGCCCGGGTATTCAAAGACAGCCGCGCGATCTGGGCTCGAATCGTTTTCGAGATCCATTTCACCAGGGACGCACGGTGGAAAACTGTCAACGAGACAGTGTTCTGGCGTGAAATGCTGGGTCATGAGGACATGGACACCCAAGAAAGCTACAAGGCCTTCAAAATCAGCTACGCCAACGAGGCACCGGCTGAGCCAGTGAGCAAGTACGCCAGTCGGCTCGAGGCCCTCGAGGCCCTCGACGAGCAAGCCGCTGGCGGCGTCGCTTCGCAGCGTATTCACAGTTGGGTGAAAAAGGCTGTGGCTGCGTCGCCTGACGTACTGATCTCGCAGAAAGCGATCTCGGTTAACGTGGGCAGTCACCGCCAGGCGATCAAGGATTATCTGTCGATGGCCAGCGAGGCCCTTGCCACCCCGAACCGCCCTGCTCGAGCGGTTGCGCCGGCTGTTCCGGCAGAGGTGGCGAATGCTAGACCGAGAGTCTCGGTGCTCGAGATCTCGGAGGGTCGTTTCGTTGCTGTGGCCAAGCTAAATGGCGTCGAGATCGCCAGAGCAGAGGGTGACAGCAGAGAGGAGGCTCAAAGGGCTTTGTTCGAAGCCGCGAGCGGTAAAACCACTGCCTGACATGGCGTCAAATCTTCTGCCGGGATCAGTCGACCCGGCAGAACATCCTGATTTTCTCCGCATCTGAGCTCTGTCTCAGCCTCCTCTAGTTTCTCGAGCGCTGTCTCGATCATGTCGAGCAGATCCCCTCGTTTTGCTTCCATTCCGGCCATCATGGCCATTCTGAGCGCCGATCTGGCGCGGCTGAGTTTAGCGGACGCTCTGTCCATTTTTTCTTGGCACTGCAAGGTGAATCCCTCCCCTTTGTTCCTATCGATGTTTAATTGCCATCACTGTCTATCTAGACAGTATAACGCGCCTCTGGCCGTAGTAGCTTTGCCGCATATCCGAGCATCCATTTCAGGACTTTAAATTCCGTCCCCGGATCCGCCATCCGCCGCACGACCCCCGGATCGATCTCCCGCATCAGCTGCACAACTGGCGTGCCGGCGGGGAGCTCGCAAAGCGAAGCAAAAGCGAATGCTCGTTCTGCTACTTCCAAGGGATACTTTTCAACTGTGCTTACACCCTCTACCTGCAAAGTGTCACTGTCCGCCGCGCCCGCTGTCGTCAGGGCGCGCTGCGCTTTGGGGGCTTCTGCGAGCTCCTCAGGGGCCAGCAGGGGCTGGTGCGTGGTTTCGTGGTCATGGGTGGTCAGGGAATGGACGTTTTTGGCTGCACGGCGCTGTACGTAGCCCATAACGAACGCCCAATTATCCATGTTGAGGGCAAAAAGAACCTGCCCGTTCGTCTTACGCTTTTTCGTGACCAGGCCGAGGCGCTCGAGGATCGACTTAACGACCGTGGTTGCGCAGGCCTTTGCGTTGAGGCTGGCGACGTGCCGGCCGAGTTTCAGAGCGTTGTACAGATCAAGCGTCGCTTGGTCGCGCTTGAGCAGTTCCAGCACCTGGCGACACTGCAGGCTGTTGAATTCACCAGTACCCGAATGACGATCGAGCGTGAGGATCTCGAATATCTGTTTCAGCAGCGCGTGCGCTGGGGTTTTGAAGCGGTGTTGAGTGAGGACTACCCGCGCCTTGCGCTGGGCCATGTCGTAGGCCTTCGCTTGAGATTCGTCCGCCTGCAGCAGCTCGAGCTGCACAACCTTGGCGATCCCCCGATCGTCATAGAATGCGACGTCGTCCGCGCGGATATCGTCAACGCCGAGCTGGTGCTCGATGTGGTAGCGATCGACCTGGGCGCTTTCCGCCTCGCTGCGGACTTCTTGACGATTGAGCTTGAGGAAAGCCTCCTCGGTTGGCGTCTCGACGCTGTCAATCAGATCCATGCGCTTGGCAAACACCAATTCGCCCGCGAACTTGCGGTTTTTGCGCGACATGTCGGTCAGGTCGTCAATGGTCTGAGGATCGATCGCCAGGCGCTGCACCTGGTAACCCTCGCCGGAGAGCATCAGCAGCAGGTTGTTCGCAAAGCTGTTGCGCGCTTTGTTCTCAGAGGTGACGGTCGATAGCCAGATCTTGTCGAAAGCGGTCTTTTTGCGGGTCAGGCGGAATTCTTCGGGCGTCTCCTGGAACTGGCAGACCAGATCCTCGGCGACCAATAGGCCACGATATAGCGACTCAGGGTCGGTTTCACGCTGGCCGGAGGTGTGGCCAATGCCGACGACGTAATGTCGGGCGGTACGGTCGCGGCGCAGCATCTGCACGGCGTCGGACGGGCCGACAGTGTTCCCGCTGAACAGGCCGAAATGATGTTCGAAATGGGGCGTCGTCATGGATACGCCGGAGCTGATAGCCGGCGAGTAGATCAGCACGTCGTACTTGAGCGCCTCCTCGTTCGGGTTGCGCAGAAACTCCTCGACGTCGGGGTCGGCTTTGCTGTCGGCGTGAACCAGGAGCATGCGAACCGGTGCGATCTCCTCCTCGTTGACCTTGGCCTCGATCAGAGCGGCCATTTTCTTGGCCGATTCGGCCGAGTCGTTGGCGACCAGCACGCGCCGGCCGGCGCAGATCTGATCGATCGCCAATTGCCAGACCGTCTCGTCGTCGCCGTGGTCAACCCGGATATGGTCGGTCGTGCCGACGATATCCAGAACGGTGATGACTTCACCAGGGCGTGCAATCTCGCAAAACTCGATAACACCGTCGTTGGCGTCGGCGTCGCAGAGCAGAACGCGTTTCGCGGCCGCGACGGCCTCTATCAGAGAGTCGAGCACGCGCACACGCCCCTCAACCGGGCCGGTTGTGGTGTGGCGGATCACCTGGGAGGCCTCGTCGATGCAGAGCGTTTCAAGGGTAGTGAACCAGCTGCGCTCCTCGGCGTTGTAGAACTTCGGCGCGGTCAGGCTGTTGACGCAGCAAGCCATGTGCGAAACCCACGGCATCTGGCGAGCGGTTACCAACTGATAGTGTTCGACGTTGAGGCGCGCGGCGGCGTCCTCGAGGAGAGAGATCCGGTGCGCAATGTAGGCGGCTTTCGTCGACGCTTTCATGAGCGGCGCGATCAGTTTCTCGGTTTTGCCCGATCCCATCGGCGCGCGGACAACGATCACGCCCTCGAGGCTTTCGATCAGGTCGGCCATATGCGCCGGCAGCTCAATGCCGCCGTGTTCGGCGCGCACGCCTTCGATTTTCATGTAACGAACATTCGGGTTTGCCAGCGCCTTGACCGAGAAGCCGCGCAGCTGCTGGGCTTGATTGACTTTCTGACGGCAGATCCAGTGCGCCAGGCTGCGCATTTTCGCGTGCAGGGCAACGGGGGTGCTTGGGTGCAGGTTCTCGATCACACGGGCGACGACCTCGTCGACGCTGTATTTGATCGGCACCAGGAGCAGGCCGGCGTTAACCGCCATCTTGGCCGCTTTCTCTACCCGATCCTTGCCGCCGCTGTGAGCCAGTCGCTGCAGGCAGTAGCTAAACCAGTCCTTTTCGGCCCGGTGCATGCTGTCGCGAGCGTGCAGCGCCTTGGCGGTCGATTTCAGCCCGTAGCGACAGTGGTAGTCGTTCCAGTCCGTGGGGCCTTTGCCGGTTTCCCGGGCCTTGGCCACCTCGTCGAGGCTCATCGATTCGAAAGTCGGCACGGTGGCGACGTGCTGCAGGTCGCGGTGAATCTCCAGCGCAGCGAGCATGCCGGCGTTGCCGGCGTCTTTCCATTGGTCATTGTCGGCGGCGTTGAGGAAACGCCAGCCCGGATAAAACTTGTCGTAGATGCGCAGTACCTTGACCAGGTTGTCGACGTTGAACGCGACGACCACGGCGATATTGCGGCCGGCCTCGAGCTCGGCCAGGTAAACGCTGGCGCCAGTCGCGAAGCCTTCGACCGAAATCCGGATCTCGGCGGTTTCGATATCGCCGAAAATGCAGTGGGCGCCGTCCATCTTGACGCCCGTGCCCTGCAGCTTTTTGTCGTCGTACAGGCGCTGCAGGCCGAGGAATTGGCCGTGGATATTGAGCAAAGGAACGGCTGTGAAAACACCGTGACTGTCACGCATGCGTTTCATTTTGAAGCGTGACGCGATGGCGCCGATTTGCTTTTTCTGCAGGTAAGGCGAGCTACCGTCCTCGTCGCCGATCACCTCGACAAAGCCGCGAGCAATGAAGGTGGTGCGGTCTTTGCGGGTGCCCTCGTATTCGAATTCCCCGCGCTCGCCGGTCAGCCAAGCATTTTTGTAGGCAGAAAATTCGCCCTGGATACGCTCCTCGCGGATGCGTTGCGCGGCTTCCTCGGCGGCCTGGCGGGCTTCACGCTCGAGGCGCTTGGCTTCTTGCTTCGCCAAAAACTCGCGGTCGCGATCGCTGGTATCGATCCCTTTTTCGCGTTGGTACAGATCGAGTAGCGCTGTGAAGCCAGACCAGTACGACGGAGAGGCGGCGTTGTTGCTGAACGTCAGGGCCGGGTACTCGATCGCCGCCAGTGCTGGGCGGTCGTCGGTCGCGGGCTTTGGGTCGGTTTTCTTGAGCTCGCCCCATACCATGACCTTGCCGTCGTAGCGGCTATCGGTGGTGAGGATCTTCGCTTTTGAGTAGGCCTTGAAGCGTTCGCCATTGAGGCGAACCAGGCCGCGAACCGACGACCAGTTGACGAAAGCGTCACCCGCGACGGCGGAAATATCGGCGTCGAAAAAATCAAGCAGGCTGTACGGATCGGAGTTAAACCGCTCCTGATAGAAGGCTTCCAGCCCTGTGCCCTTTTGTACGTTTGTCATTTTGTCCCTTTGGTCAAAAGTACAAAGGTGAAAAAGTACAAACGATTGACGTCCGTATACACGGGTCTAAACTGGGCACTGAACGGCAAAGTTCGAGTAGTAAGTCGTGTTACCTGCCCGCTAAAACAGATAACCGATTGCACCAGTAGACACCGCAAGGTGTGCGTCTATCGCGAAGGCCGGGGGGTTGCTAAAGCCCCCCGGCCTTTGTCTTTTCCAGCTTTGAAAAAAAATAGCTCGTTAGCGGGTAGCCCCGCTACTTTACGTCGTCCACTCTATATTTAGAAGACTGACGCGCTCTTTTTATAGAACTCCCCCCTTGTCGAACGCCGCACGAAGGCCGACGACGACGCCTATCACCTCGAATGTATCACCCACCTGTTGCATGGGAAACTGCGGATTCAGCGACCTGAGCCAGTACGCCGAGCCATCAAGTGTCAATTTCTTGAACACTGGTGCAGTCGGGTCGCCAAGGTGGCCCACGATAAAGTCATTGGCAAGTGCCTTGCGGCCAGGGTCGACGAAGATCGTATAGCCAGCCGGGAAGCTGATCCCGCTCGGGGCTTGCATGCTTTCATCACGAACCTTAAGGGCGAAGACTTTGCCCGAAGGTGTATCGGTTGGCATGACCCATGATGAACCGGCCGGAAGGCGTCTAGGATCAGGGTTTGCAGCCCATTTTGCGGCTTGATCCCACGGCACTACTGGCACGCGTTGAGCGTGCTCGGTGGGGGCCTCAAAAGCTGTCGGATCTCTCGCCTCGCGTAGCAAAACGTCGACGGTCGTTCCGAGGCCCTTCGCGAGCGCTTCGGCGACGTAGACGCTAGGCGCCATGTCTTTGGTTTCGAGGGTCGCTAAATGCCCGGTTGACATCTCAATATGAGACGCCTCGACCAGGCGCTGTAACGACCATCCAAGGGCTTGCCGCCTCTTCCGTATCGCGGAGCCGATTGTTGAGTCGCGTTGCATGGTTCCCTCTCCTTTTCCCGTAATTATTGTCCCTTCTGGATGCTTAGCGGCACCACTCGTTATTTAGTAATTTTGTTTGCATTTTCACTCTAAATATAGAGAATGTGGTTAGAGCCACATGCGACCGTATTTACAGGGAAAGGTGCTATGACCACGCGAACTGAAAGGGATGTACTCGTCGATCAGACTAGCCGATGGTTCGCCCATTCGGATTGGTCACTCGAGCGTTTTGCAAGCGAACGCCTGGCGCCAGCTCTAGCTGATGCTCGCCTGATTGAACCGCTTGAAACGCCCGAAGACGTCGAGACGTACCAGAAGGTGCGCAAGGCCTGGGCGACCCGCGTGTCGCGCATCTTTCACGAAACGCAGCCCTTCCCGCTCGAATGGAAATGGGTTTGGCTGTCCTGTCTGCCTCCTGAGTACCAGCAAGCCGCGCGGCACCAGCTGCTGGCCATGGCTGGATGCTTTGACGTTCGAATTCCCACGCTCGCCGGTCTGGTCGGAACTTCGGCAGCCTTGTCCAACTTGGGCGAGGTTACGAGGGCGATCGGCGATTTCATCGCGGCCAGTGAGCCGGCGCACGACGGAAAATACGACGGCGCCGATGACCCGGCGGCCGTTGATCGGATGCTTGAGGAGGGGGCCGAAGCCATTTCGCTGATGTTTAACGAAATGATCGCCCTGTCGACCGGCACCGGCCGTCCGCTGCCGATGCTGCTTCTGTCTCGCTTGAAAGGTGAATCGGCATGAGTGCCGCCCTGCGCCTGGTCAGCTCGATTGCGAAGTCTGACGTCATTCCTACCGATAAAGAGGCTCTGGCCGAGCGCTTCGGCGCTGTGCCTGGTGAGAGCAAGGCCGACAAGGTCAAGCGTCAGAACCGCGAGCGTCAGAAGAAAAAGCGCATGCGCGATGCGCAGGCCAAGCTCAAGGCTGAGGCGTTCCACCTGCCGGCGATCACCTTCTACGGTGGCACCGTGCAGGCGATGATCGACGTGTGCAAGGCCGGCGGGTTCGAAGAATCAGCCGAGGCCCTGACGTTGCTGGCTCACGGCGGCGCCCGCCTTGCGGGGAAAGATCCTCAGGCGTTCGCGGCCCTCCTCGCTCCCGTGCTGGCCGCGTTGGCCCTCGCCGGGGCAGATCTGGCAAAGCGTGACCGTCACGCTTTCGAGTTGCTGATCGCCCCGCCGTCACGCAAGGGGGCCGAGGAATGAAGTCGGTTCGCCTGTTCCGTGTCGCTGGTGGTCAGTCTGTCCTGGTGCTCGAGCTCCCTCGCCGTCAGGGCCTTTCAGAGGCTCGCGTCGTGGTGAAAGCGGCGGCGCAGAACAAGGTGCATGACCTTCACTTTAACGAGCCGGCCGAGTGCGCCGCGTTCGTCCAATCATTTAGCCAGAAGAACGCAGGCATGGCTGTTGCCCGCTTGCTGCAGGGTGGGGGTGCGCGTGTTTGCTGACGTTTCCAGTGGCCTCGAGCTGCGCCAAGACGACGCGATCGCTCGCGCGTTCCAGGTCGACGACTTCCTGCAGGCTGGTCTGCTGACTCAGCGTCTTTGTGGTGCCTGTGGTCGCCCGATCAGTGACGCACGCCTGGCCCTGAGGCCGAATGCGACCCGTTGCTCGATGTGCATAGACAACCTTACTCTGGCCAGGAATCACCGCCTAAGTCTTGCGTGGAAGCGCAAGGCATGACGGCCCGCGAATCGTTCTCGCTCGAGATCCGCCACCCGTTCCCGCCCGTCGACGACCTTGAGTGCTGGGTGCTGCTGCCTGGCCCCTGCTCGCGCCCGGTCGTTCGCCGTCGCGATGCCGTTCCTGCAGGGCCAACGGCTCAGGATCTGGTATGGCTGCGCGATTGGCTGCTGTTCGCCTACTTGGCGCCCACCGGTTACCGCGAAACTGAGCGACCGCCTGAGCCGGACGGCGTCGGGGTGATTGAGACGGGGCGCCTGCGCGACGCATTCCCGCGACAGCGCGCCAGTGTCCTCGCTGAGTGCCCTCTCGAAGGTGAGGCCGAGGCAAAAAATCTCCCCTTTGACTACGTGGCCAGCTTGGCCAGGGATACCACGCGAGTGACCTGCAGCGAGACGCGGAAAAAGAAAAAAAGCGCGATCCCGCTCGGGCCTACGGCGTTCGAGGACGCGCACCTGGTGCGCACGGTGGCCACGCTATCGACTGAGCTGAGTCGCTGGATTCGTTACGCCTACGCCGATTCGCTCGAGTGGGACGACGAGGCCGGCTGCGTGGTGCTGCTGTGGACGCGCGTGCAGTCTCAGCTCGGAAAGATGCAGGCCAAGACGCTGCAGCGTGCCAAGGGTCTCGCCCACTTGGCTGTGCAACATCACAAGTTTTTGAAGAACACCGGAACGCCTCGCTACGACGGCCCCGGGCTGTCGATCCTCCTGGGCGTCACTGAGGTGAACTATCGCCAGCATTGGGCCGCCCGTTGGGATGCCATGCAATCGGCTCTCGATGGGCTCGACACTGAGGCGCTGTCGGCGCTCTGGAAGAAACTTTAATCAACGTGGGGTATGCAAATGTTCGGATTCTGGAAGCGGCGTCGATTGGCTCGCGAGCAAGCGGCCGAGGCTCAGCGTAAAAAGCTGCGAGAGCAGGCGGTGCAGACTGATCGACTGGAGCGGATCGCGGCTCGCCAGTCGGGCGTGCCGGCCTCGAGCGGCCATTCTGCGCCGATTCTAATGCAGCATGATCCGCTGCATCCGTTGAGCCCGCTGTCGCCGCTGAATATGGCCAGTTCGATCGGCTACGCCTCGCCGGAGCCGGTGCGCGATACCTGCTCGCCGGTTGTTTCGGACGATTCCTGGAGCCGTTCCAGTGATTCGGCGTACAGCTGCAGTACGCCGACTTATGAGTCGAGTTCGAGCAACTACGAACCGGCGAGCTACTGACTGTGACGGCGCGCCTCTGCCAGCACTGCAGCGTGGCGCCCGAGCGGCGCCACCAGGAGAGCACCGGGCTTGTTATGTGGATCTGCCCGGTCTGCAACAACCGAGGCGATGCGGCGCCGAGTGAGGCTCGGGCGCTGGCGAGCTGGGATCTGGTCAATGACCCTGAGTTTCCGCTGCATACATGCAAGGGCCAGGGCGTGGCCAGGTTCTTTGCCAGGGCGGGTCGTTGGGGTTCTCGTTGCCCATGCTGCGACTTTGTCGACGAGGGTTATGCCACTATCGAAGGCGCGCGGGCCGGCTGGGCTCGCGCTGTGAGGTTGTAATGCGCAAATTGAAGATTACAGACTGCAAAGACGGGGCTATGTGGTACGCGGGGCTGGTTGGCAAGATTGTTCCGTTGTTGCGCGAGGAGTCCGACTGCTATCTGAGCAGGGAGCCGGCTGGTTATACGAACATAGTACGCAAAGGCGATGCGAAGCCGGTGTGGGTTGACTACCAGGGGCGCGAATTCTTCGACGGCGATTGTGTTGATTGTGCCTGCAGGCAGGCGGTGATGATTCTGTCTGAAGGCGTGTCGAAGTGCGAGCCGATTGGCCCGGTTCCTCTCAAGTCGAGCCATAGCGTGGCCCGTTGTACTTTTGATCCGGGGGCCATTGGTACAAATGACCAAGGGGAGCCGGAGCTGTTCGAGCACCAAACTTTCGTTTCGGCTATGAGTAGTATTCGGGCGGGCCTGAATCGTGCGCACGCCTTGCTTTGGGGCAAAGGTACAAATGGCCAATAGTGAAAAAGTGAAAATGCCCCTTGCAAAAGTAACGCGAAAAAGGGTACTTTAACCACTCTGCGATACATCCCACAAAAGCCCGCCACTAGAGCGGGCTTTTGCGTTTCCGGGATTCGCAAAAACGGGAGGCGCCGCCTCTTTGCAGGATCGATCCTGCGCTCTCAAGCCCCGCCACTGTGCGGGGCTTTCTATTTCAGGACGCCGCTTGTGGAAGACGGAAAACTATCGCTGCTCAGCCTGGCCAAGGCTGAGGGGGCGAAGGTCGCGCCCATGGGCGGCGGCTTGCTGATTTATGGCCTGACCTATCAAGAATGGACGATCCGCCTGATGGCGTTTTATGCGCTGTTCCTGGTCGTCGACAGCATCGGTCGGAAGTGGGTTTACCCGATCGTCAAACTCGCCTGGTCGTTCGCCTGGTCGCGCTTTCGAAAGCCAGACCAGGCGCCGGGAGATCCCGGGGGTCAGCAATGACGCTCCTGCAGCGCATTGTCGCTGCTGTGACGTTCTCGCTCGCCGCTGCGGGCTTCACGGTGAACGAGACGGGCCTGCCGGCGCCGGTTGAGCGTGCTGCCATCATGGCGGCGCTGCTGGTGATGACACCGGAAATGGAAGGCACGGTTTACGAGGCCTACCCCGACACCGGGGGCGTATGGACGATCTGCACCGGTCACACGCTTGGCGTCCGCCGTGGCGACGAGGCCAGTCCGGCGCAGTGCGCGGCCTACCTGCGGGCAGATCTCGGCGATGCGGTTGATTTTGTGATGCGTGAGGTGCCAAGCGCCTCGCTGTTCCAGAAAATCGCGCTTGCGGACTTTGCTTACAACCTCGGGCTTCGCGCGCTGGCCAAGTCGACGCTACTGCAGTACGCGAAAGCAGGCCTGCACGACCTGGCGGCGAAACAGTTCGGCCGGTGGATGTTCGTAGCCGGCCGGGACTGTCGCCAGCCGAAAAACAACTGCGGCGGTATTCCTGTCCGCCGCGAACTTCAACGTCAGGTTTATATGGTGCGCCCATGAGTCGTATCTACGGGGTCGCTGCTGCGCTCCTGGTCGGCGTGCTGCTGTTCGGCCTCGGCTGGATGGCGCGCGGCGATCATGTCCAGGCGCAGGCAGCTCAGGAGCAAAGCGACCGGCTCGCCAAGGCGTTCGAGCAGGGTCAGGCGCTGGGCGTTGTGCGCGACCAGGTCGTCACTCAGTACGTCGACCGCGTCCAGGTAATCGAAAAGAAGGGCGCCACGCTCATTAAAGAGGTTCCGGTTTATGTCTCTGCGAAAGCTGACGCCGCTTGCACTGTTAACGCTGGCTTTGTACGGCTGCACGACTACGCCGCCAGCGGCCAGCCTCTGCCAGCCCCTGATCCTGCCGGCGACGCTGATGCAGCCCCCTCGGGGATTGCGCTCTCTACCGTCGGCAAAACCGTCGCCGGCAATTACACCAGCTGCCAGCAAAACGCCGAGCAGCTGACGCAGCTGCAGGCGTTGCTGCTGCAGTACCAGGGCGCCGCCAAGGCCCCATAACAGGAGTATTCCCTATGAGTGGCGATCAAGCGCTCGAGCAGCAAATCACGGCTTTAGGCCTGACAGCTCCCCGTGTAACTCCCGCACAGATCGAGGCACTGACGCGCAGCCTCAGCTTTCACACTTACGTCATTCCAGGCACGACAACTACAGTCGCGGCCGCGATCGATGCGGCGGGATTCGTCGTCGCGCTGGGCACGTCGTCTTGCGTCAGTCCGGCGAACTTCCATGAAAAGCTGGGTCGCGACGCGGCGATCTCGAAGGCCAAGACGCTGGCAGCGGATGAACTGTGGAAGCTCGAGGGTTATCGCCTCAGTAAGAACCTTCAGCAAGCCTGCAAGTCTGGCTTGCTCGCCGGTCTTGGCGCTTACGTCAACGAAGGTTTGGGCGGCGATCAATCGTTCGTCGGTGATGTTGCGAGCGGCTTCTGCGCTGAGCTGATGGCGCCCGCGGCCGGCCGTACGCACCAGAATGGTGCAGCCAAAAAGGTTTAGGTACTCCCTCGACCCCTCCCCCTTCACGGGTGACTAACTCGCGGCCTTCGCGCGTGTCGCTTTCTGAAAGTCCAGTCCTTACTTCCTAACTTGAGGCCCCCCGGCCTGCATCGCCAGCCTGACCGCTCGGCCAGGTGCGACGGGGCCTCGACCTACTTCCGCGAGTGCCCAAAGGACAAAAGTCAGAAAGGACTTTTGTACCTTTGTACATTTTCACTTTTGCCCTTTTGAGTCCTTTCTCCCATGGGTCAGATCATCAGTAAAAAACAGCTGGCTGATCTCCTGGGGAAGTCAGAGCGGTGGATCACAAAGCTGATCGAGCAGGGGTTGCCCGTCAAAGGTGGCGGGGGCCGTGGGGTTGCCGTTGAGATCGACAGCCAGGCCGCGATCGAGTGGCTGATCCTGCAGGAAGTTCGCCGAGAAATGGGCGACGACGGCGACGACGAGGAGGGGCTCAGTTCCGCGTCAACTGAGGATCGGCTACTCAAGCGCGCCAGGCGCGAAAAGCTGCAGCTTGAAATTGACCAGGTGCGCGGCCGACTGATCCCCAACGAAACGTTCGTCTCTCTAACCACCAGCATCGCGGCCGTGTACGCAACGCAACTCGATGCGCTGCCGAGCCGTTGTGCTGCTGATCTGGCGCTTATCGATGACCCTGCACTTATCCGAGCTCGACTATTTGAAGAAACGAGGCGAGTCCGAGCAGCTACTGCCGACCGCATCGAACATCGAGCACGTGAGCTCGCTTCGGACGTTGATCGCATCGATTCATTACGCCGCGAAGCTGGTGAAGGCGCCGCCGCCGAGGACGTCTGACGAATGGGCTCGCGACAAGCGAATCATGCCGCCGAGCTCGCCTCGGCCCGGGCCATTCAACCCTGACGTAAACCCCTACATGTGCCCCGTTTCGTGGGCCTTCGCTCAGCCTTGCTTTGATCGGGTGACATTCATCACGGCAACGCAGATGGGCAAGTCGGTCACGATGGAAAACGTTATCGGCCACCGACTGGACGAAGATCCGACGCCGATCATGTACGTCGCGCCGACCGCGCCGCTGCTCAAGGACGCCGTAGTGCCGAAGTTCGACGACATGTTCGCCGAGTGTGAGTCGCTCCTGGCAAAAATGAACGTGCAGAAATCGACGACGTTCGTGAAGTGGTTTGCAGGGGTGAAGCTGCGTTTCGTTTGGGCCGGCTCGCCTTCTGGCCTGTCGGCCGACTCGGCGGGCCTGATCCTGGTCGACGAGGTCGATCGGATCGTCAACACGGGCGAGGGTTCGACGGTGAGCCTGGTCGAGCGCCGAGGCGATGCCTACGACGGGTCGAAAATTGGTTACACGGCCACGCCAACACACGGCCGGGTGACCAAGCGCCGGCACGAAAAATCAGGCCTCGAGCATTGGGCGGTGGCCTCGGTTAAATCGCTCGGCTCGGCGGTCTGGAAGCTCTGGCAGTCAGGCACGCGCCACGAATGGGCGGTGCCGTGCCCTGAGTGCGGCGAATACTTTATCCCCTGGTCGGGGCTGCTCTGGTGGCCAGGCAAGGGCGCTGAGAACGAATGTACTCCTGACGAAGCGCAGCGGGGCGCTCGCCTCACTTGTGGCGCCAGTGGTTGCCAGATCGAAAGCAAATGGCGCCCCTGGATGAACGAGCGCGGCCGTGCTGTTGCTCCTGGTCAATCGATCAGCCGCGACGGTGAGGTGACGGGCGTTGCGGATACTGCAGGCTCGACTCACTTCACCTACGCGGCTTCGGGGTTGTGCTCGTTCTCCTCGAAAAAGACATACGGCGCCCTGGCCAAGGATCTATTGGCGGCGCAGTTGTCGGGCGACCCTGCGGATCTGCTGGCCGTTTACAACACCGGTTTCGGCGAGTGCTACGCGCAGGCCGGCGACGTGCCGACGTGGGATCAGGTCAGGGCCATGTGCTGGGGTTACAAGGCGGGCGAGCTGCTGCTCGAGCCGTTGAAAATCTATTGCACGGTCGACGTTCAAAAGCGGCGTCTTGTCTACGTTGTTCGTGCCTGGTTCGCCGGCATGGGCTCGATGCTCCTCGAGCATGGCGAACTGTGGGGCGATACCGACCAGGACGGCGTATGGGATCAGCTCGGCGATCTGATCGACACCGAATACGACGGCCATCCGATCAACATGACCGGGATCGACATCGGTTATCGCGATGACCAGGTCTATCGGTTCATCAACGACGGCAACAAAAACAGGGTGATTGCCCTGCGTGGTCGCGATCGTCTCGACAAGCCGTTTCGGAAAGAGATCGTAGAGGTCGACGCCAAGGGTAAAACGCGCAAGCGCGGCGACGCTCGATGGGCTTTCGATTCGCCGTTCGCCAAGCGCTGGGTACACGGCCGCTTCAACCGCGAGGACACCCGCACGGGCTGGTGGCTGCTGCACCAGCAAGTAACCGAGGGCTACTGCAAAGAGGTAGTGGGTGAGGAGTGGCGCGAGGCTGAGGGGGTTTTCGTCAAGGTCGGTGAAAACCACGCCCTGGACTGCGAGGCGATGCAATACATCATGGCCCTGCGCGACAAGCTGCAGCGCCGCAAGTTGGGCGCCCTGACCCGCGTGCAGTTGTTCGATGCGGTGAAGGCTGGGCCGTTGCAAGAAGCCATAGCGGAGGATCTGCAGGAGGTGGAGCCGGTCAAGGTGCCGCCGCCGGCAGCGCCCTCGGCGCCACCAGCTGCAGAGCCGGCCAAGCCGACCAGGCAGCGCAAGGTCGATGCCCCATCGGCCAAGGCTCGCAGTCGATTCAAAATCATCAAAAAGCCGAGCAGGTAGCGCCTCGGCGCCGCCTGCCGGCGTCGAGTGAATCCAATGGAACCGACAAAAATTCATGCCGGCGACTCTGCCGCCTGGTCGCGTGACGTGCCCGATCGCCCGGCAACTGCCGGCTGGGGGCTGCGCTACGTGTTCAGCGGGCCGAGCCGTCAAATCGTCGAGGCGCTGCAGACAACGCCGTACCAGGTTGAGGTCAGCGCTGCGGTCACGTCGGGCTGGGCGCCTGGTCTTTACCGCTGGGTCGCTCTGGCCTTCCGGGGCGATCAGCGCCTGACGGTGGCCACCGGCACCCTGGACGTGATGGCCAACCTCGAGACGGCCGACCCAACCGACGCGCGCACCCATGCGCAAAAAATGCTCGCCCTGGTCGAGGCCGCGCTCGAAAAGCGCATTCCGAAAGATCAGCAGAGCTACGAAATCGACGGGCAGCGGCTCGACCGGATTCCGATCGAGAAATTGAACGCGCTGCGCCTGCAGTACCGCCGCGAACTGCAGCGAGAGAAAAACACCAGTTGGCCAACCGGCCGGCCGGTCTTTTACCGGTTGAGGTAATCAATGAATCCCTTCAAACAAGCCTTCTCCCGGTGGCGAGGCGGCGGCAAGCGCGCGCCTGATCCGGCGGCGCCTGCTGGCCGAGTAGAGCCGACGCTGAAACGTAGTTTCAAGATGGCCGGCGGCGGTCGTCTGACGGCGTCCTGGTCAGATCGACAAAGCGCGGCTGATGCGAATCAGGCGATTTTTCGCGATCACGAAACGCTGCGCCAGCGAGCTCGCGAGCAGTCGATCAACACGTCGTACCTCAAGCGTTTTTATCGGTTGCTGAGGCAGAACGTAATCGGGCCTTACGGTATCCGCCTGCAGTCAAAGGCGGTGCTGCCGGATGGGAAATCCGATCGCGCGACGCGTCGTTTGATCGAGAAAGAATTCGCGCAGTTCGGCGAAATGGGCAACTTCGACGTGACCGGTAAGCTCGACTTTGTCACGTTCCTGTGGCTCTGGATCGAGACGCTGGCCCGTGATGGTGAGGTGCTGGTGCGCCTGGTGCGCAACTGGCCGAACCGCTGGGGGTTTGCCGTGCAGATCCTCGAGGCCGATCGGCTGGATCTGCATCTAAACACGCTCCTGGACAACGGTAATCGTATCCGGATGGGCGTCGAGTTCGATTCCTGGGAACGCCCTGTCGCTTACTGGATGCTCAACGATCACCCGGGCGACGTGATTCGCAGTGCTGAGGAGCGTTACACGCGCATCCTGGCCAGCGAGTTGATCCATACCTTCGACCCGTGGCGACCGCACCAGTCGCGAGGCTTCACCTGGACGCATGCGGCGGCGGTCGATATCCATCATCTGGGCGAGTTTCGTAGCTCGACGATGGTCAAGGCTGAGCACGCGTCGAAGATCACCGGTTTTTTCAAGCAGGACGCGGAATGGCTCGACCCGCCAGACGAAGGCCAGGACGCCCCGGTATTCGAGGAAGTGGAAGCCGGTACCGCAAAAGTCATGGCCTACGGTCTGGACTATGTGCCGGCGCAAAACAGCATCCCGGCGAGTGACTACGCGCCATTCGTGAAAGACACCCTGCGCGGCAGTGCTGCGGGCCTTGGCCCGAGTTACAACCGTCTGGCCAACGATCTCGAGGGCGTGAATTACTCGTCGCTCCGATCAGGTGAAATCGACGAACGCGATTTTTACAAGTGCGTTCAGGAATTCACGATTAGCTCCCTGCTCAAGCGCCTGGGCGACGAGTGGTTTAACAGCGCGTTTCTGAGCGGTGCGATCAAGATCCCGCCGCGCGACCTGCAGCGCGTTTCCGAGATGACCTGGCAGCCGCGCGGCTGGGATTGGGTCGACCCGCTGAAGGACTCCAAGGCGGCCCGCGAAAGCGTGCAGGGCCGCATCAAGTCCCGATCTCACTACATCCGCCTCAACGGCGATGACCCCGACGAAGTTTTCGAAGAAATCGCAGCCGAGGAACAGCACCTGCGCGAGCTTGGGCTGCTCGTCGACGAGCCGCAAACCCCTGATGAGGAATCGCCGAATGACCGGCACGACGACAGTGAAGACTAGCGGCGCGCCGCTGCCGGTCTTGCGAGAAATTCCAGGCGGGAAGCTAAAGCGCGACCTGTCTTTTGTTTCCGGAACGATCGACGAGGAGGCTCGGACGGTTGTTTTCTCCGCTTCCAGTGAATACCCCGTAGCGCGCTGGTTTGGCATGGAAGTGCTCGACCACGGCGAGGCGTCGGTCGATCTGACTCGGATGCGCAACGGCGCGCCGTATCTGCTGCAGCACAACGCCTGGTCGGGACAGATCGGCGTCGTGCTCGAGGCCTGGCTCGAGGAGCGGCGCCTGCACGTCAAGGTGAAGCTCTCGCGCAACGACGAGGCCGAAAAAATCTGGCGGGATTTGGTCGACAACATTCGCCAGAACGTTTCGATCGGCTACATCCCGCTTGAAATGACCCTCGAGCGAACCGAGGGCAATCAGGAATTTTACCGCGTCACCCGCTGGGAGCCTTTCGAGGTCTCCAGCGTCTCCGTGCCTGCAGACCCGACCGTCGGGCTGGGCCGCTCCCACGAAGCAACCACGAACACCATTATTGTTAGAGGTAACAACATGTCTGGCACTACTCAAAACCCGGCGGTCGATCCAGCTCCGGAAACCCGCGCTCAGCCGTCCATTGCGTTTGGCACTGATGCGCTCGCCGCCGAGCGTCAGCGCACTGCGGATATCTTCGCCATCGGTCAGCGCTTTAATCAGCCGGAACTGGCGCAGGAAGCGGTGACCAAGGGTTACAGCCCCGACCAGCTGCGCGGTTTGATTCTGGAGCGTCAACCCTCCTCGGCGCCGCTGAATCCTCTGAATCCGCAAAAAGATGCGCGCGAGCTGCCGGGGTTCATGCAGGACGTGTCGTCGCGTGCGATTGGCCTGACCGAAAAAGAGGTCGGGCAGTATTCGCTGATGCGTGCAATCAACGCTGCAGCGGACAACGACTGGAGCAAGGCGGGCTTCGAACGCAATGTCAGCCTGGCTCTGGCTGATGCCACCAAGAAAGAGGCTCGCGGCTTCTATGTGCCGCATGATCTGCTGATGCGCGGCATGTCCAAGGGCGAGGCCGGCAAGGGCGGCGCGCTGGTGGACAAGGATCTGCGCCTCGACGAGTTTATCGACATTCTGCGCAATAAAACCGTGCTGGCGAAGATGGGTATGCGGATGCTCGGCGGCCTGGTTGGCGATCTCGATCTGCCGAAGAAAATCAGCGGTAGCAACTTTGCGTGGCTCGGCGAGGGTCAAGAGGCCAGCCTGAGCGACTTCGATCTGACCACCCTGCCAATGTCGCCGAAGACGATCGCAGGCGGCATTCCGGTTACTCGTAAATTGCGCAAGCAGGCGGCGCGTTCGATCGAGTCGCTGATTATCGATGACCTGGTAGAAGGTCTCGGCGTTGCAATCGACCTGGGCGGCCTGCGCGGCCCTGGCACCGGCAACCAGCTGCTGGGCCTGCTCAACCAGGGCCTTCCTCTCGTCGAGTTCGATGGCCCGGGCCTGACCTACGGTAAGGCCGTGGACATGCGTACAAAGGTGGCGAGCTTCAACGCCGCGACCGGCGCCCTGGGCTATTTGACCAGCGTTACGCAGGCGGGTCTGGCTCAGCAAACCGAGCGTTTCGCCAATACCGGTCGCACCATCTGGGAAGACGGGAAGGTCAACGGCTACCGCGCCGAGGACACGAACCAAATGCCTGACGATGCCTGGCTGTTCGGCGACTTCTCGCAGATGGTCATGGGGTTGTGGGGCGTGCTGGATCTGAAAATCGACACTTCGACCCTCGCGGGTAGCGATGGCCTGGTGATTCGTGTGTTCCAGGACGTTGACGCCACTGTACGCGGCAAATCGTCGTTCTGCCTGGGCAAGAAAAAGGCTGCATAACGAACCTGAAATAGCGGGCAGGTGCTGGGGGCTTCGGCCCCCTTTTTTATTCCTATAGGGTGAACCCATGAGTCAGATTCAACAGGCTTTAACGTACATCGTCGTCTTGCTGACCGACATGATGTTGCAGGGCGATGCAATTCACGAGGGAACCGTCCTCGAGGTGGAAAAGGCGGTACGTGATGACTGGCGCGGCTCGCGCTTGGCGCGTGATGCGACCGAACAGGAGGTCGAGCAGTACCGCCTCGATCAGGGCGCTGTCGAGCTTATCGGTGACGATGTCGAGGCTCTCGCCCGACAGCGTGGCGACCTCGAGGACGAAGTCGCTGTGCTCGAGCAAAGTAAGGGCCAGGTGACCGCCGAGCTGCAGCAACTGACAGAGCAGCGCGACAAGCTGGCCGAGGAGGTCACCGCCCTGGAAGCGAAGGCCAAGGCCACGAAGGCCGGCGCCAAGTGATAGGTGATGACGATTTTGCGACGTTTTTCGATCCTGACGAGTTCGGCTGCACGGTGCGGCTGATCGAGCCAGGCCGGGACGCCCGCGACGTCGACGGCATGTTCGGTAAGCCGGACGGCTCGGGCGGGCTCTACCGCTCTGGCATCGATCCGGGCGCCGCACAGTCTCGCGGCACGCCAAAGCAGCGGCACCTGCAGCTGCCTCGCGGTGAAGCGCCGGAGCAGTGGCGCACGACGAAGGTGATTGCGGACGGTTTGGAATACTCAATCGGTGACGTCGAGCCGCTGGGCCGCCTGCGTGTCGTTCTGACGTTGGTGCCCTACGGCGATCGCGCGGCGCCTCCTGGAGAGCGCGGGACATGGCGGGCTTCCAACTAAAGTTTGAGGTCGACGGCTGGGGAGCTGTCGACATGGCGGTCAGCCAGGCGGCCAAGAAGCTCGACTTGGCCGCCGCTCGAGCACTTCGCAAGACGGCTCAGTGGTTGCGCACGCACAGCTCCCGGGAAATCGCCAAAGAGCTGCGCATTGCGCAGAGCCCGATTCGCCACCGGTTCGACATTTTCAGCCAGTCCACGGCCAAAGAGGTCAAATTGTGGGTCGGTCTGCGGCCGCTGAGCGTGCATTACCTGGGCACGCCAAAGCAGACGCCGACCGGCGTTTCGGTTGGGCACCGCGCCTACGAAGACGCGTTTATCTCCCCCATGAAAACGAAACACCTGCTCGTCTGGCGGCGCAAGGGGCGCGAGCGTCTGCCGCTGGAAAAGGTGGTGGAAGACTGGGCGAGTGAGGGGGTTACGGCCCTTGAGAAGTGGGAAAAGCGCGCCGAACAGCGGTTTGTAGAACTTTTTGAACAGGAAGCGCGCCATGTCTTCCAGACAGCTTAATAACGTCTCCGATCTGTTTTTCGCGATCGGCGACGCGATCCACGGCGCCGGCCTCGGCGTGAGCGTCAGCAACTATGACGAGTTCGGCGGGGAGGTGGGAGACGCCGAGGTGTTGATCGAGATCGAGCGAACGGGGCCGGGTGTGAAACTGGCAGACGGTCGCCATGTTCACAACGTGTCGGTGACGCTGCACGCGGTCGTGGCGCGGTGGCGAAGGTTTGCGCCGCTTGAGGCGATGAACCTGGCCACCGCGCTCGAGCGCCTGGTCGACTCGAATCGCTGGGGGCTCCCGGGCCGGCAGTGCGATTTGCCGGAAAACATGCACTGCGCCCCGTCGATTTTCCAGCAAGGAAAGCGCGGGTATGAGGCGTGGGGGTGTGCCTTCACTCAGCGCCTGGCGATCGGCCGCGATCGCACGCCAGAAGATCCGGTAATCGGCAGTTTGCCGCTGGTGGCGTGGAGGGTGGCGGACGAAGGCGATCAGCCGGATCTGGCAGATTCAGATCAATACAAGCAGCTTGAGGTGTAGGCATGTTCGACGCTTTCGTAAATCAAAAGCTCGAGCCGCTGATCGAGCGCCTGGCAGAGCTCGAGACTGAGATCGAGGACATACGGCGCCGCGCCGAAAACCATAATCGGATCGGCATCGTTGACCAGGTCAACCCGGCGGCTGGGCTCTGCAAGGTCAAGCATGGCGATCTCATGACGCCGTGGGTCAAGTACATGAGCCCCAGCGCTGGCGAAATCAGCGAGACGCGGCACCCTTCGGCTGGCGAGCAATGCCTGCTTATCAACTACGGCGGCGGCGACGGTAGCGCGCACTCAGTCGCGCTGTGCGGATTGATCTCCGATCAGTTCCCGCCGGCATCGACAGAGGCGCAGCTGCACCGCCGGACGTATCCGGACGGCACGCAAAGCAGCTACGACCACGCAAGCCATACGCTGAGCTGGCAAAACGGGCAAACGTCTGTGACAGCCTCACAGGCGGTTATAGAGCTGGTCATTCAGGCGGCAAAACTCTCGCTGACGCCTGAGTCGGCGCTCCTGCAGATCGGGGCGGCGAAGCTCGCGATGACAACCGAAACGGCCCTGCTGACGATCGGCGCGAGTAGCGTCCTGGTCGACGCGCAAGGGATTCACTTCACCGGCCCTAAAGTAGATCACCAGGGGCGCGTAATCAGCACCGCCTAAAGGCCCCCAAATGATCGGCATCGACAGAGACACCGGGGCCACGGTTGACGACTGGCCTCAGTTCGTCGAGCGCGCGAAACGCGCCCTGACAACTCCCCTCGGCACCCGCCAGAAACGCCCCCTGTACGGCAGCAAGCTCTATTCGCTGCTGGCAAAGAGTCAGGGCGACCACTTGCTGATCCTGGCTCAGAGCTACGCGGCTGAGGCGTTCTGCAACGAGGCAAACGGTATCGGCGACTTTGCGCCTGACACGATCGTCGCCACGCGCGGCGCTACCGGTCTGAGCCTGCGCCTGGCTGGCACCTGGAAAAACCGCCAAATGACTTTTGAGGTGACCACTTGAGCATGCTTATCCCTGGGCAAAACCAGCTGGCCGAGCCGGAAATCGTCAAGGTCGAGCAATTCGAGCCCTTGCTCGCTGAATTCAAGGCGTTTGTTGTCGAGTATGTGGCGGCCCGATCGCCTGAGAACGCGGCAAAGCTCGAGGTCAGTCTGCAGAACGAAAGCGAGCTGCTGACCATGGCGCTCGAGGCCTTTACGGTTCGTCTGCAGACGCACGAACGCAAATACAACGCCCGCATAAAGCAGATGCTTGCGTGGTGGGCCAACGGCTCGAACCTTGACGCCAGGCTGGCCGACATGGGCCTCGAGCGGCAGGTCATTACACCAGGTGACCCGGCGGCATTCCCGCCTGTGCTGCCGGTGATGGAGTCCGATGGCGACGCCAGGCTGCGCTATTACCTGGCGCCGCACGCACCAGCAGCTGGCTCGCGCATGCAGTACCGGCGCGAGGTGCTGACGCTGGGCGAGCGCCCGATAGTGTCGGTCGAGCCAGTGACTGGCGGCGTGGTAACGGTGACTTACACGTTCAGCCCTGACGGCTTCGCCGCGCAGGTCAAAGACGGCAACGGCCGCCGCACGGCCCCCGGGCAGGTGATGGTGACGGTGCTGTCGCGTGATGGTGACGGCACGGCATCGGAAACGCTCCTCGGCGCCGTCCGATCGCATTTCAGTCGGCCGGACGTGAAACCGGAGACTGACCAGGTGCTGGTCCAGTCCGCGCAGATCACTAACTACAAGATCCGCGCGATCGCTTACATCAACTCGGGGCCTGACTCGGCTCTGACTGAGGCTGCTGCTGTGGCTCAGCTACAGGCCTACGCGACGGCCTGTCACCGGCTCGAGGGTCGCGTCGACCTTACCTGGATCGATTACACCCTGCACGCTGCCGGCGCTATTCGTCTCGAGATCCTCGAGCCGGCCGCGCCGATCGTGTGCACGGCCTCGCAGGCTCCGTTCTGCACGGTCGTAGAGGTCGAGGTGCGCACGCTATGACGGACGATCTCGCACCGCCGCGGCTTAGCGTTCTGCCGGCCAATAAATCGGCGCTCGAGGCTGGGCTCGATCTCGGGTTCGCCAAGCTCCTGGAGCGGATCGAGCCGCAATTTCCCGAGCTGATGAATCCTCATGAAACGCCGGTCGAGTTTCTGCCGTATCTGGCGGCCGATCGCGGCGTCAGTGAGTGGAGTCCTGCGGCTCCGGAGGCTGAAAAGCGGCTGACGGTCGCGCTTGCCTGGCCAACGAAGCGCCAGGCCGGCACGCGTGCTGCGCTTGAGAATGCGGTCAAGGGGCTGCAGCTGGTGCCCGAGGTTACGGCCTGGTACGAGCAGACACCGCCAGGCCCGCCGTACAGCTTCACCGTGCGGGCTTTCTCGCAGATTCCATATAGCGAGGAAATCGACGCGCGCCTCGATCGCCGCCTCGCGGACGCTCAAAGCGAGCGCGACACCCTGTCGGTTTCCGTGGGGCTTAGCGCCTTCGGTACGCACTACATCGGCGGCGCGACCTTCTGCGGCGAGCTGGCCACCATTTACCCGATCGTTATCGACGGAGTCTCAGCGTCTGGCGTGGCCTACAGGGGCGCCGGTCACTACGCCGTTGAGACGACCACAATTTTTCCTCAGGTGCTCTAGATGGCTGACTATTACACCCTGCTGACCAATGCGGGGATCGCATACGAAAACGCCTGCAAGGCGGCCGGCGTGCCTATCAAGCTCACGCAAATGTCTGTCGGTGACGGCAACGGCGCGGTGTACAACCCCGCTGCAACGGCTACCGCGCTCAAGCGTGAAGTGTGGCGCGGCCCCCTCAATGCGTTGTTCCAGGACGAGAAAAATCCGAGCTGGCTGCTGGCCGAGGTGACGATCCCGCCTGAGGTAGGCGGCTGGTACGTGCGCGAGGCTGGGCTCTGGACTGATACCGGAATTTTGTACGCGATCGTCAAATATCCGGAGTCGTTCAAGCCGGTATTGGCGACGTCTGGATCTGGAAAAGAGTTCTATATCCGATCGATTTTTGAGACGAGCAACGCGGCGCAGGTCACGCTGCTGATCGACGACACCGTCGTCAAGGCAACCCGGGCGTGGGTGATGGGTTACCTGGTCGACGAGTTGGCCAAGCTCGATGGCAAGCAATCGGTTCGCGTGGCGGCGACTGGTAACGTCGTGTTGAGCGGTGCTCAGCAAATCGACGGCGTCGCGGTGACGGCTGGTCAGCGGGTGCTGCTGCCGTTCCAGACGGTGGCCAAGGATAACGGGATCTGGGTCGCGGCCAATGGCGCGTGGGCGCGCGCTGCTGATGCGAACGCCAGCGCTAAGGTGACGCCGGGTCTTACCGTGATGGTTGAGGAGGGCGCTGTAAACGGCGACTCGCTTTGGCACCTGGTCACGAATGGGCCGATTGTTCTCGACACCACGGCGCTTACGTTCGAAATGCTGGCGGGTCGGACGGGCATCGCCCCAGGCACTTACAAGAGTCTGACGGTCGACAAATACGGTCGAGCGATGGCCGGCACAAATCCGGAAACGCTGGCCGGTTTCGGGATCAAAGACACCTACACGAAGCCAGAAATCGAGGCCATGATCGCGCAGGCCTCGGCGCTTCCGGTAGGTGCTACGGTCGCGTTCCCGCTTAACAAGATCGCGCCCGGGTTTCTGGAGCTCGACGGCAGCGTACAGAGCATTGCGCTCTATCCGGATCTGGCGGCATTTCTCGGCACGGCCTTCAACAAGGGTGACGAGGGTGCCGGCAATTTCCGCTTGCCGGAATCGCGCGGTGAGTTCCTGCGGGGCTGGGATCATGGGCGCGGGGTTGATGCAGGTCGCGCAATTGGCACTTATCAGAAAGGTTCGTTGCTTCACGGGAATGATGACAATGGTGCCGAGATTCACGGGCTAAATGCTATCAATGCTAATCGTGCGGGGTTGGGCTGGGATCTTCCGGTGATGGCTGACTATTCCGGCTCCGGTGCTTACACGGCAAGCGGTGCTGCTGTCCCCGGAACCTCGCTTTTTGCTCAGGCGCATTATGGTGTAGCGCGCCCGCGAAACTTGGCGGTGGTGTGGTGCATTAAGGCTTGGAACGCGCCAATCAATCAGGGGAATGTTGACGTTGCAGCATTGTTGCTGGAGGTGCAAAAGCTGCGCATCAATGGCCCTGTGGTGGGTTCGTCGCGTAATGCTGTGATGACCATCACTGTCGCATCTTTAACGGCAACATTTAATGCCGACGAGCTGATCGTCGAGGACGCTGCTGGTTCATATCGAATTAACAACTTTGCTGGGCAGATCAACCTGGCGGCTGTTGGGGCGGGTGGAATGGACAGCGGCGCGGCTCCGACGGCTGGATTCGTGGCGATCTATGCGATTTACAATCCGGCTACCAAGGCTTCGGCGTTGGTGGCTCGTAATGCGACAAGTTCCCGGGCGAGTGATATTTACGACGGTTCAAGCATGCCGGCCGGTTATACCGCATCTGCGTTGGTCAGCGTGTGGCGAACGCAGGCGGGAAAACTGGTGGTTGGTTATCAAGAGAATCGAAGGATTCATACCCTTTGGGGGCCGCTATTAAATGGGACAACGCAGCAAAGTACGCTTACGGCGATGTCCATTGCGGGTTATGTGCCGATAAATGCTAAAACCCTCTCAGGTCAGCTTATTGCATCGCCAGTGAATGCTGGGACTGTTGCAATGGACGTGGCGGGCACGGGCGACGGCGTTGGCGGCAAGTATTACAACGCCTATTTGAGTGCGGGTAGTAGTGGGCAGGCGCCTTTTTCAGATATGCCGCTGATTTTCCCTCAAACCCTTTACTTCATCGCTACGTCTTCATCTGCGTCGGCGCAGTTTCAAATTCTGGCAAGTGCTTACACTTTCTAAAGAGGCTGATTATGGATGTTGTGTTTGTTCGGTTCTCGGGTGTGGACGAGGCACGGATTGCTGATGTTTTCAGTTGCGCGCAGGACAGTGAAATTTATCCCTATCAAGGCACGGTCGCGCTGGATGATCCGCGCTACTTGGATTTTCTGAAGCCGCTTTCGGCCTCTCCTGAGTCGGATGTGGCTCGGGCTTGGCGTGATGCTGAAATTGCCCGGGTGAGCTGGCTGCGCGATCGACACCGTGACGAGGTCGAAATCGGCGACGAAACCACGCTCACGGCCGAGCAATACGCCGAGCTGTTGGCGTACATCAGGACTCTGCGTGACTGGCCGGCAACGGCGGAATTTCCCGCCGAAGTGTCCCGGCCAGTTGTGCCTGAGTGGGTGGCCGGGCAGATCCCATAGAAACCCCGCGAAGACGGGTTTTTTTCCTTGAAACTACAACCAATCGAAAGCCGCGCTGCGGCTTTTTTTGTGCCTGGAGATCCTGCGCATGTCCCTTCGCAAAAATTACACCGTCCTGGTTCCGTACCCGACTGGCGGCGGCCACTGGGCCGCCAAGGGCTCAACCCTCGATCTGCTCGACGTTCAGGCGCATGCCCTGGTAACGGCGGGTCGCCTCAAAGAAACCGCGCTGCTCGAGGCTGAGGCAGCTGCTGCAGCGCCTGTGCCGGCGCCGAAAAAACCTACTGCAAAGGCTGAGTAAACATGGCGGAAGTAACGAACTTTGAACACAACGGCATCTCGATCGACGCGACCGAATCGCCGGATGCGATGGGTGCGATCGGCGATAATGTTATTGGCATCGTCGGCACCGCACCCAACCGCTCGGCCTCGGTTCCATTGAACGCGCCGTTTCGCATCAATGGTCAGTTGCTGGCTGAAATGCTTGATCCGACCGGGGCTGAGGCGGGGACGCTTTACCTGACGGTCAAAAACATCCTCAAGGTCGTCAAGATCCCGATTTACGTGGTGGTCGTCGAGGTCGGCGCAACCCCGGCGGATACGATCAATAACGTCATTGGCGGCGTCGACGCGACGTCCGGTCAGCTGCAGGGGCTGGCCGCGCTTTCTACGGCGGCCGAGGATCTGACAATCATTGGCGCCCCGGGGTTTTCGTCCGAGCAGTCCGTGCATAGCGAGCTTGCGTCGCTGGGTAAGCGTCTGCGCGCGCGCGTTGTCCTGGATGGCAAAGACGTCACCGTCGCCGACCAGGTGCTCAACAGTAAGGCGATCGGCGGCGCCGATCTGGGCTACGACCGCTGCCTGTTGATTCACCAAATGCCGGCGGTCTACTCGAAGGCCGCGAAGGCAAATGTTTTTCTGCCGCCCTCGAGCCTGGCTTTGGCCGCCCTGGGCGCGGTCAAGCAGTGGGAAAGCCCGGGCAACCAGGTCACTTACGCGGCCGACGTGTCGCGCACTGTCGAGTACAACATTATCGACAAGTCGACCGAGGGGGATCTGCTTAACCGCTACGGGATCAGCTACTACGGGCGAACCATTCTCGGCGGTTTTTCGTTGCTGGGTAACCGCTCGATCACGGGCAAATTCATCAGCTACGTCGGCCTCGAGGACGCGATCTCTCGCAAGCTCATCAAGGGCGCACAAAAGGTCATGGCCAAGAACCTGACGAAGCGGGCGATGGAGCAGGAAGTGCAGCGCGTGGATTCGTTCATGCAGGATCTGGTCGCGTCCGAGGTGATTCCTGGCGGCAAGGTGTATCTGCACCCTGAGCTCAACTCTGTTGAGAAATACAAAAACGGCACCTGGTATGTGTGCATCGACTACGGTCGTTACGCGCCAAACGAGCACATGATTTATCAGCTCAACGCCAGCGACGCCATCATCGAAGAATTTCTCGAGGACGTTCTCTAATGTTCACCAACCGCGTAAGGCAAATGATGACGGCGACCCTGCAGGGGTTGCCGTTGATGGCGCAGGTCGATGACTTCGACCCGCCGCCGATTGAGTTCGATATGGAAGAAATGCGCGGCGGTCGCTTCATCTCTGAGGAGATGGCCACCGGCATGAAAGCGCTGATCGCAAAAATTACTCTGCAGGGCGTCGGCTTGCCGATTTTTACCGCCTTGGGCGTGAGCAGTGGCGACCAGGTGCTGTTGACGGTGCAAGAGGCGGGCGAGGATCAGGACGGCAATGAATGGTTTGCCTACCACGTTTGCGCCGGCAAGCTGAAAAAGCAGGAAGATAAGCAGCTGAAAATGGGTGACAAGCCTGTCACCACGCTGGAGATCTCCCTGCGCAGTTACCAGCGTCTGGAAATGGGAGTTCCGGTTATCGACATTGATACGCGCACGCAGAAGTGCGTTATCAACGGCGTTGACTACCTCAAGGGTGCTCGCCGCCTGGCGTTGATGCCGTAACTCTACCTCTACCCACTGAGCCGCCTTCGGGCGGCTTTTTGTTGCCTCAAGGAAAATTGAAGATGCCAACCGAACAGCAAAACAACCAGGTCGAACAATGGCAGATGCCGCCTCATGTACTGGCCTTTCCGGTCAGACTGGATAGCGGCGAGGAGCTGAGCGAGATCCCGCTGCGACCGATCAATGTCGCGGAGCACCGCGCGGCGCTGGCAAGGGCTGGTAAGGATGATGACGCGCAATTCGAGGCGTTGGTCGAGGTGGCCACCGGCCTGGCGCCGAGCGTGCTCGAGCAGCTCAAGCAGCCCGATTATGTGAGCCTGGTCGAGCGGATCTACAACTACATCAAAATGCCGCCGTCGTACTTCACTGGCGTCGAGCTGGATAGTCCGGATGACTTCGCGCTGCTGGTTCCGATCCGTGCCTTTGTGGAAGGCGTGCCAAAGATTGTCGATCGCCTGCAGATCGAGGTGCCGCCGATGAAAGTCTCGAAGATGATGCGCAAGCTCAAGACGGCCAACGAGCGCGCGGACTTCGTCACGTCTCACTGCGTCGGTTTGTCCGTTCCTGACGTGCAGGGCCTGAGCCTTCCGGACTGGTCGCACCTGCAGGAGCGCCTCAACGATTTTTTGAACAAACCGGGTGCCTTCTTTCAGTCCGCGACATCGACGTAATCCTCGACATCGTGCCCCTCGTTTACCACGTAAGCGAGGCGGAAATACTGGAATGGAGCGCCGGAAAGGCTCTGCGTCGTTACGAGCTGGCGATCGCGCAGTTGGGTGCAAAAAAGAGGTAGCGCATGGCTGAATCAAAGTTTTCGCTACGCCTGGCGGCGGTCGATGCGTACTCGAGCACGTTCGGCGATTTCAAGAAAAAGGGAAGCGAGCTCGAGGAGGATATAAAGAGCCAGCGTGCGGAGCTGGAGAAGCTCAATCGCGTCGCCCGGTCAGCTGACGGGTATGTCGCTCTGACCGATAAGGTCACGAAGACAGGGGCTGCGCTGCAGCTTGCCCGGGTTGAGCAGGTTCGGCTCAATCGCGAGCAGAAGGCCGGCGCCGAGCGGGTGGAAAAACTCAAGCTGGAGGTTGACCAGGCGTCGGCCTCCCTTAGGACGCTCGAGGCCTCGGGAGCTGCAACGGCTGGGCAAATGCGGACGGGTCGCGCAGAGGTCAGTCGTCTGCAGCGCGAGCTCAATTCGGCGACTGCTGAGGTTCGCAAGCTCGATACGTCGAGCGATAAGGCGACCGCCAGTGTTCGCACGCTCGAGGCGGCGTCTCGCGGTGAGCGCAACGAGCTGCAGCGCCTGCGCGCGGTGTTGACTGCGGCCGGTGTGGACACTGGCAAGATGGCCAGCGAGCAGAAGCGCCTCGAGGCGTCGACGAAGTCGGCCAACGCGGCGCTGGCAGCTCAGAAGGCGCGCCTTGAGGCGGTGAGTCGTGCTCAAGCCAAGATGGACGCAAACCAGGCTAAGCGCGCGGATCTGCGCGGGCAGGCTATGGAAACGGCGGCCATCGGTTACTTGGCCACGCGGCCAATTAACCAGGCGATGGATATGCAGTCGGCCATGGCTGACGTTGGCAAGGTGATTGACTTCGCACCTGGTCAAAAAGAGGCGCTGGCCTCTGAAAACTTGAAGATGGCGAGCAATCGCCTCATTGCGTCGTCAGGAATGACGGGGGTCGATCTCGCAAAAATCGAGTATGCGGCCGGTCAATCGGGCATTGGTAACGACAAAAAGGATGCCTCTGGAAAGGTTGACCAGGTAGAGAAGCAAAAGGCGGTTGTAGAGTTCACGCTCGACGCGGCGATCATGGGCTCGGCCTTTGATATGAGCGCGCAGGACTCGGGCGAAACCATGGCCGGCTGGAAAGCGTCCATGATGCTCGATCGCACGGCCACGCTCGATCTGGCCGACTCCGTGAACTACCTGGGCAACAACTTCAACGCCAAGTCAGCCGACATTGCCGGCGTGGTCAAGCGGTACGGCGCCGTGGGTAAGGCGTCGGGCCTGACGCCTGAGCAAAACGCCGCGCTCTCGGCTGCGTTCCTGAACCCGGGCACCGAAAAAGAAATCGCCGGCACTGGCTTCAAGAACTTCCTGTCGGCCCTGACCAAAGGCGAGGCAGCGACAAAGGGCCAGAAAGAGGCGTGGAAGGATCTCGGGTTCGATCCTGAGGATCTGGCCGTCGACATGCAGAAAAACGCGCCTGAGACGATCATGCGCGTTCTGCAGGAGCTCAAAGAGCAGCCGGAGGAAAAGCAGGCGGCGCTGGCTACTCAGCTTTTCGGTTCGGAATCGATCGGCGCGATTCAGCCGCTGCTGTTGAACCTGGGCGAGGTCGATCGCGCGTTCAAGATGGTTGGCGACAAGTCGAAATATGCGACTTCTGTCCTGGGCGAAAACGGCTCGATGATGCAGGAGGCGGCCGGGGTGGCCAACACCTCGCGAACCGGCTGGAACGCTTTCACTGCGCAGATGACGCGGCTATCGACGGTTATCGGTAACGCCATGTTGCCGGCGGTCGACTTCATTCTGCCTAAGCTCGGGTGGTTGGCTGACGGGCTGAGCAATCTCGCGGAGAAATTCCCGAACATTACGTCGGCGCTGGCGATCGCGGCCGGCGGCTTTGTTGCGTTCAAGGCGGCGACGATCGGTATCAAGTACGCCGGTCTGATGCTGGGTCAAGGTGGGAATGCTGGGGCCTTGGCCAGGGCCAGGCTCGACGCCAGTACCGCGCGAACGGCCCGCCAGGCTGATCTGGCTGTTGCTCGCTTGAATTCCACGCTGGGGCGCCTGGGCGCGCCAGGTGGCGGCGGTGGCGGTGATGGCGGGCGCCGTAAGCGGGGTGGCA